TGTGCTCGTACGCGCTCGTATGCGCATGCGCGTCGAACTGGAAATTCCCTTGGGCAAACAAGGCTTAAGGAAAACTCAAAGTGCATCCCACATGTGGGACGACCGCATACGAAGGGCTTGGCATCATTGCTCCATCACATCCCGATGGAGAGGCCCATGTCAGACACATTTCTAAATCAGTCCCGATTGGCCAGCCGCTGGACTCTCAGTCCACGCACACTTGAGCGCTGGCGCTGGAAGGGGGAAGGACCCGCCTACCTGAAGCTCGGTGGGCGCGTTGTCTACCGGATCGAGGACATCCTTGCCTATGAACAGGCTCAGGAACGCGAGAGCACCGCGCATGTTCCTGTCGCAGGGGCCAGGACGTGAGCCGCCTTCGCGCGGTTATGCCCGGCGCAGAGGCATCGCAGCCTCCTGCGGATAATCCAGGCATCGGGGAGATCGATTTCTGCGCCTGGATTGCGCAAGCGATGGCTGGCGAGAGGTTGGTGTATCACCGCGGCTTTCTCGCTTTCGATGCGATGGCGCTCTTGTCGGATCTGCCTTCGGGCCGCCAGCGCGCTCTGCGCGACGTCGCCGCAGCGGCCATGCGCGCAGCCGAACTGGACCTCGTCCATCTCGTACAGGCCCGGCTTGGTCCTGGCCAGTTCGCCTACATCGCCGTCGCGCGTCCGAAGCCAAAGCTGCCCGGCGCTCTGTCGGTCCGCTTGCTCCAGCGCATGGCGGCCTGATGCCTACCCCCCAACCCAACATCCTCAAGAATGAAGTGAACCCCATGCCCTTTCCCCAGAACGCGCCGAGCACTGATGATTTACTGAATCTTCCACTTCACGAGATCGCTCTGCTATCGCCGGATCTGCTTGCAGCAATGCAGCGTGAAATCGGTGCCGCCAGCAAGCAGATGAGAGCGGTTTGCGCACGGTTCAACGCGGCACTTGAGGTGCGTTATGCCACCCGCGCCGCCGAGGAACGGCAGGTGTCGGGCAAGGATACCGGCACCGTCCGGTTTGATGACGGTGATTTTACCGTGGTTGCTGATCTGCCGAAACGGGTGGATTGGGATCAGGACCGGCTGGCCGCAATGGTGGCACGCATCCGTGCCGCAGGCGACGACCCTGCCGAATATGTCGAGATCAGCTTCAAGGTGCCTGAGCGCAACTATGTCGCCTGGCCCGAGGCGATCCGGCAGGGCTTCGAGCCCGCTCGCACCGTGCGGCCCGGCACACTGAAGGTCGAGATACTCGCGCAGGGGGCCGACCAGTGAACCTCCCCATCATCACCGCTGACCAGCGGCTGGCCGAACCGCGCGGCATCAAGGGCTGCATCTTCGGCAAGAGCGGAATTGGCAAAACCTCGCTGCTCTGGACCCTCGATCCCGAACGCACGCTGTTCATGGATCTCGAAGCGGGCGATCTTGCCATCGAGGGATGGGTAGGCGACAGCATCCGGCCACGCACCTGGGCGGAATGCCGGGATTTCGCGGTGTTCATCGGCGGGCCCAACCCGGCGCTACGTGACGAACAGCCCTACAGCCCGGCGCATCACAAAGCTGTCTGCGACCGCTTCGGCGACCCTGCCGCGCTGGACCGCTACGACACCATCTTCGTGGACTCGATCACCGTCGCCGGGCGGCTGTGCTTTGGGTGGAGCAAGGGCCAGCCGGAGGCGCTGTCGGAGAAGACCGGCAAGCCGGATGTGCGCGGCGCTTATGGTCTGCACGGCCGCGAGATGATCGGCTGGCTTACCCATCTGCAGCACACGCGGGCCAAGAACGTCTGGTTTGTCGGAATCCTTGACGAGAAGCTCGACGACTTCAATCGCAAGGTATTCCAGCCGCAGATCGACGGCTCCAAGACCGGGTTAGAGCTGCCGGGGATCGTCGACGAGGTGATCACCATGGCGGAGCTGAAGTCCGACGGTGGTGATCCGTATCGTGCCTTCGTCTGCCAGACGATCAACCTCTGGGGCTTTCCGGCCAAGGACCGCTCGGGCCGTCTGGGACAGGTTGAAGAACCTCATCTCGGCCGCCTGATGGCGAAGATCCGGACGCCCGCAACCCCGGCGTCCGGCCGGCTGACCTACGCCCCGCCACCCGCCGATCCGGTGGCCGATCACCAATCCCAACCGCAATCCTGATTAGAAAAGGAGGTTCCCCATGGGTTCCTGGAACGATTTCAACGACGCGCAAAGCAACGGCAGCGTCATCCCGAAGGGCACGCTTGCCAAGGTGCGTCTGACCATCCGCCCTGGCGGCTTTGACGATCCGTCGCAGGGCTGGACCGGTGGTTATGCCAAGCGCGGTGCCACCGGCGCGGTCTATCTCGACGCCGAATATACCGTCGTCGAAGGGCCATACGCCAAACGCAAGATCTGGTCGCTGATCGGGCTTTACAGCCCCAAGGGCCCGGATTGGGGCAACGCCGGGCGCGGCCTGGTCAAGGGCATCCTGAACTCGGCACGAGGCATCGGCGACAAGGATACCTCAGCCGATGCGCAGGCCCGCCGCCGGATCAGTGGCTTTGCCGAGTTGGACGGGATCGAATTCATTGCCCGCATGGACATTGGTTCCGACACCAACGGCGAGGACAAGAACGAGGTTCGCAGCGCCGTCACGCCGAGCCACAGCGATTATGCGCAGCTGATGGGGCATGGCGTGGCAGCTCCGATGCAGGGCTATGGCCAGCCCCCGGCACCGGCAACCAGTGCGCCACAACAGGGCTACGCCGCCCCGGCTCAGGGCTGCGCAGCACCCGCTCCGCAACCGCAACAGCAGACGCCACAAACCCCTGCGGCCCCCGGTTTTTCCGGGCGTCCCAGCTGGGCCGAGTGAGGGGGAGCGATCATGCGACTGCGTCCCCGTCAGAAAACCTTCGTCGAGCGCAGCATTGCTGCGCTTGGCGCCCACGGTAACACGCTGGGCATCGCGCCGACCGGTGCGGGCAAGACGATCATGCTGTCGGCGGTCACTGGTGAGGTGATCGGCGGCAGCGCTGCCAAGGCATGCGTGCTGGCCCACCGCGATGAGCTGACCGATCAGAACCGGGGCAAGTTTGCCCGGGTCAATCCCGGCCTGACCACGTCGGTGGTCGATGCCAGCGCCAAGTCCTGGGCAGGTCAGGTGACCTTCGCCATGGTGCCGACGCTGGCCCGGATCGGCAATCTCGCGGCCATGCCGCAGCTTGATCTGTTGGTGATTGATGAGGCGCATCATGCGGTGGCGGCAAGCTACCGCCGCATCATCGACCATGTCCGCAATGCCAATCCTGACGCCCGCATCTTCGGCGTTACCGCCACCCCGAACCGTGGCGACAAGAAGGGTCTGCGCGAGGTGTTCGATAATGTCGCCGACCAGGTGCGGCTGGGTGAGTTGATCGCCTCGGGCCATCTGGTCCCGCCGCGCACCTTCGTGATCGATGTCGGTGTGCAGGACAAGCTGCGCGCTGTGCGCAAATCGCTGGCGGACTTCGACATGGCAGAGGTCGCGTCGATCATGGACCGCGCGCCGGTGACCAACGAAGTGATCCGGCATTGGAAGGAGAAGGCGCAAGCGGCGGGGATCGCAAATACCTGGCGGCAGACCGTGATCTTTTGCTCGACGGTCGCCCATGCCGAACACGTCACCGACGCGTTCAGGACCTCTGGTGTGTCAGCCGCGCTGATCCATGGCGATCTGGCGGCCGAGACCCGCAAGGCGATCTTGGCCGCCTATGCCGCCGGGACGATCCGCGTCATCGTCAACGTGGCGGTGCTGACGGAAGGCTGGGACCATCCGCCGACCTCCTGCGTCGTGCTGCTGCGGCCCTCATCCTACAAATCGACCATGATCCAGATGGTGGGCCGCGGGCTGCGCACCATAGATCCAGAAGAACACCCTGGCGTCATCAAGACCGACTGCGTCGTGCTGGATTTCGGCACCTCGAGCCTGATCCACGGCACGCTTGAGCAGGATGTCGATCTCGAAGGCAAGACCGAGACTGGAGACGCCCCGACCAAGGTGTGCCCGGCCTGTAGCGCCGATATTCCACTGGCCTGTTTTGAGTGCCCGCTGTGTGGCGAGGTGTTCGAGCGCGAGGAGGACTTGCGCTCACAAGAGGCCGATGATGGGACGCTGACCGGCTTCATCATGACGGAGATTGACCTTCTGAAGCGGTCCAGCTTCGCCTGGATCGATCTCTTCGGGGCTGATGACGCGCTGATGGCCAACGGGTTCAACGCCTGGGGCGGCATCTTCTTTCTGGAAGGTCGCTGGCATGCGGTCGGCGGCGCGAAGGGCCAAAGCCCCCGCTTGCTGGGCATCGGCGAACGGACTGTCTGCCTCGCGCAGGC